AATGCCAACGTAGGGAGATGTTTTTTTGACTTTCTTTTCAGGAGATACAGGTTCTTGTATCTCATTTTTTATTGCAAAATTTACCTGAATATAAGTATATCAGTTTTATAGTTAAAACTTTAATTTAGGAGGGTTACTTATGAGTAAAAGTAATGTTAAAAAGACTGTAATCAGAAAAGAAGAATGAGAAAAACAGTGTAAGTGAATAAATACGAATAACCCCGAAGAATGGCGAAGGAGCGTGATTTGTGTAAATGTGGATAAATGATTTCTCATTCTTTATTTCAGACTGTACAGGGGTAAAAAACGAAAGTGTACAATATAATCAAGCGAATAATAAAGAGAGTTAAATAGGCTTTAAAATGGCTTTAAATAGTCGTTTTAAAGCCTATTTTTAATATAAAAAACTATATACATTGATAACAATTAAATAGAATACTAAGGAACAAAGCTGTTCCTTAGTCAAAAAAAGTTCCTTAGTTATTGTAAGCTAGTATTTATAAGACTTTACGGAAGAAGGACAGACTGGATTATAAAAAGTAGGAAAAGAATAATTATAAAAATAAGCCTTTAAAAAAATAGCTTTATGCACTTATTGTATAAATATACAATAAAAACACTACTTTTGGATAAAGTTGTGATACCTATTTTCTTGATCCTCAGTAAGAATAACTTTTCCTATAATTCGAAAGGTGTCTTGATAATTTTTTAAAGGATAAGTTAAAGGTTTAAAGTCTGAATTAAAAGATGTTAAAATAACAGTTTTAGTATTTAAATCATATTTAAATCTTTTACAAGTAGTTTCTCCATTGATGTCAAAAACCCCTATATCTCCATTATCTAGGCTTTGCATTGACTTAATAAATATATTTTCTCCGTCATATATTACCGGTTCCATACTATGACCATTAGCAATAGTGGCGAAGTCTACCTTATCAGATGGAGCTGCTACTTTATCAAGGTATGATTCAACTAAGCTGATCGGAATGCCTGCTGCAACTTTTCCAAGAAGTGGAACAGATTTCTTTTGAACATGATAATTTACAGTGCTCTCCATTAATATGTCTTTATTTTTTATATTTTCATTACTATAAAAATCTTCCTTACTTTTTAATGAAGCTATTTCTATGAATATATTGACTTTGTTCTTATCCGATTCTGAAAGATTATTATACCTTTGAATTAGACTCTGTAGCTCAGTAGTAGTTGTAATCAGATCGTTTCCTGTAATTAGGTAATCTACAGATACATTTAGCAAATTTGCGACAGAAACAACTTTATCAACAGAAGGACTATTGGTATCCCATCTATACATAGAATGTTTTCCAAAAGAAAGTTTTTCTTCAATTCCTGGTATAGTTAATCCTTGCTCTTTAGCTTTTATTTTTATTCTATCCAAAAGTGACATATTACCTCCATAAACATATTAGTAAAAATACTAATACAGTATTGACTATTAGTAAATTTACTAATATAATAATTATAGGTTGGTTTAACAACCTAAGGAAATTATAACAGGTTTAAAAATCAACCTCAATAGCGAAGAGGAGGTAAGACAATGGAGCCTTATGGAAATATGGTAAAGAAAAAACTTATTGATGTGGGAATGAAGCAGAAGGAGCTTGCTGAACTTGTTGGATGTAGTAAAAATTATATGAACTATATCATCACCGGTAAGAAGAGCGGGTGGAAGTATAGAAAAAAGATTAATGAGATACTTGATCTGAAGGAGGGAGCATAGATGACAATTAAGGAAATGAATAAAGTAAAAAGAATATTTGATAAATGCATGGAAGTAAATAAGAGGGGAAAGGCTGAAGTATTCTTTCAACTTAGCCCACATGTAAAGCAAATATCTATTTCAATACATAGTCCAAACTGGAAATGTAATAAGGATGGACAGAGAGTGGACTTTTATTTTGACAATCTGGCAGCAGGAATCAGCCCGGAAGTGGTTGAACATATACTGGATTTATACATGTAAAAGGAGCCCCCCTCACAAGGACGGGAACTCCGGTAAATGACAATTAAAGAATAGCACAAAAGAGATGAAAATGCAAGGACGGGAGGTACTATGGAAGGCATTCTTGCAGGAATAAAGCTGACTACAGCGGAGTATTCCAAGTTAAGGGGATGCTCAGAGAGATATATAAGAAGCTTATGTGAAAAAGGGAAATTACAATGTGAGATCATAAAAGGTGCAGTGGGACAAGGTGGAATATCTTACTTAATTCCTTTAACATCCTTGCCTGACAAGGAAATTAAAAGATGGATTAGAAAGCATTCTAAGGAAGAGCTGTTGGTGGCATCTAAGGCAATATCAGAGCCTGAAGAGAATAAAATAATTGATTTGACTTATGAGACTCTTACAGCCGATCAGAGAGAAGAGCTTGGATTAAAGAAGCGAATCCTTGAAGGGTGGCATAAATATAGACTTGAGGAAAAAGCAAAAGGAATATCACTTGCTGAAGCTGATAGTACTTACATAAGGATTATACATCTACAGTATCCGGATATGGCCTTTTCAAGAGCAACGCTTAACAAGTGGAATAAAGCAATGGCTGATAAAGGCGAGATGGCACTTCTTGATATGAGAGGAAGACATAACAATCATAAAACAGGTATGCCGGAAGGAATATTTGATATATTCCAGTACTACTACTTAGATCAGAGCAGAAAATCAGTAAGTATGTGTGTGGCACTTACGAAGATGGAAGCTAAAAAGCAAGGCATTGATACAGAGCTACCAAGCACAAGAACATTTGTAAATTGGGTATCGAAGATACCTGATCCGGTACTGATGTACTTCAGATATGGTGAAAAGGCTATGAAGGATAAGGCATTACCTTATGTACATAGAGAGTATGATGACTTGTATGCTAATGATATTTGGGTATCTGACAATCATACATTCGACATCATGATTACAGACGGTGAAAAGCCTATGAGAGTTTATCTCACAGCGTTTCTTGATATAAGGAGCAGAAAGATAATGGGACATTATGTAACAACTGCTCCAAGTGCTGATGCAACACTGTATGCTTTAAGACAGGGCATAGAAAAGTATGGAGTTCCTAAGCGAATACTGACTGATAACGGTAGAGAGTTTCTTACCTTTGACATTGGCGGCAGGGGCTTCAGAAAGAAAGGCAGCGAACAGGATCCAGAGACGATTATGGAGCGACTAGGAATAGATTTCCATACGGCACTTGTTAAAAATGCAAGGGCAAAGATAATTGAGAGAACTTTTAGGACTGTTAAAGAGGAGTTTTCAAAGCTATTTTTAAGCTATACCGGAGGAAATGTACTGGAAAAGCCTGAAAGACTTAAGACTGTAGTAAAAGATGTGAATAAGCTTACAGGTTTGGAAGATTTCAGGGACTATGTAAGTCAGTATATAGAGAATGTATACAACGTCAGAGAAAATACCGGTTATGGAATGAGGGGCAGAAGTCCTAATGAAGTATACAGAACTACATTAGTTGAAGTAAGAAAAGCAAGTAAGGAAGTACTTGATATTATGCTGCTCAGATCAACAAGACTTCAAAAGGTTACAAGAGCTGGAGTTAAGTTGAAGTTCTATGACAAGGAAATATTCTTTATCAGTGATGAGCTGATACTTAATCATCAGGGCGAACAGGTATTTGTAAGATACAATCCTGAAAACCTTGAGGAAGTAAGAGTATATGACTCTGAAGATAGATATATATTGACAGCTAAACAAGTAAGAGGACTTTCATACTTTGCTACTAAGGAAGAAGTAAGCGAGGCAATGAAAGAACAGAGAAGACTTGCAGGTTTGGTTAAGGCATACAAGAAGGATAAGAATCTCAAAGGTACTGAAGCACTTGATTTGGTACTTGGATCAGCAAGTGATGTACTTGACAGGGATGGTGAATTAAATCCGGATGTTATAAAGATATTGCGTAATCCGGATAAGGAAAATTATGAATCTATACCTGCTGCAGTTGGAGCATTAGAACTTGACTGGGGTAAGGCTAATGAGAAGATAAAAAAGTTGGAAAGGAAGTAAAGGTAAATGACAGAAGATACAAAATTGGTTAATGGAATGAGTGAAGAGAATGCAATAGAGGCATTGAAGAAGTACAGAGATGAAACAGGAAAGAGTCAAAGTACTATAGCAAAGGAGCTAGGCCTTAGCTCCGGAGCTGTATCAAGTTTTCTTAGCGGAAACTATAAGACACCACATACAATCATTCCAAAGATTGAAGCATTGCTTTCAATTTGTGAGACGAAGGTACTTGCACCAAGAGCACCGGAGTTTGCAATGACAGGTATAAGTAAGAAGGTGATGGATGCAATAGAGTATTGTCACCTTCAGGGCAAGATTGGAGTTATATATGGTGATGCCGGTATAGGTAAGACAATGGCTATAAAGGAATATGTAAAGAATAATCCTATGTCAGTATTTATCACTATATCACCTGCATTTGCAACTATGAGCGGAGTTAATGACTTACTTAGTGAAGCAGTTGGGGTAAGGGAAAGAAATTCAAGAAGGATATATATTGAGCTTGTAAACAGGCTTAAAGGCAGTGGTAGAGTAATCATTATTGATGAAGCACAGCACTTAACAAAAAAGACTTTAGAACATCTTAGAAGTATATCTGATGAAAGTGGTGTGGGCATATGCCTTATAGGTAATGAAGAGGTTTATACAAGGCTTAAGGGTAGTGGCAAAGCAGACTTTGCACAGATATTTTCAAGAATTGCCAGGAGAGAGCCTTTGTTTCTTAACAGTATTAAAAAGAGTGATATTGAGAAGATTTTCTCTGAATCACATCTTGATAATGAGGGAATAGATTTTCTTTATAAGATAGCCGGGACAAGATATGGAATCAGAGGAGCTGTAAATGTTTATGTTGCAGCGGTTGCATTGTTTGATCATATCGGGGCAGAGGAAATTATAAGAGTAGCAAAGCAAATGAACATAGGATAGAAAAGGAGAAAAGAACAATGGTAAAGAAGATTGTAATAGAGTTTGAGGCAGGTAATGATAGCAAGGTAGCAGATAGAGTTTTTGAAAGTGCAATTAAGTATATAAGAAAAAGCGGTGGCAGGATAGTAGGAATGAGAACCGGGGATGTTGAAAAGGAAGATCATGTAAAAATAAGGAATGATTTTCGCATTCCGGATTTAAGCAAAAGTGTTGCATTTGCTTTAAGAAATCAACAATTACGATAGCCTGAAAGGAGAAATTTAAAATGCAAAATAATTACAGTGATAGAGCGGTGGCAAATGTAAATTTAAGGTCATTGGATATTGAGGAACTTATTGATTTTGCTATTGCAAAGAAGAAGATAGCAGACCTTGCAGGAGCAGAACTTGATGTTATAAAAAAGGAGATGCAGGAGAGAGCGGTAAGCTTTCAAGATGATAGACATATTAAATTTACAGAATGGCATGGATCTGATAAGTCGATTGCAAGTATAACAACTGCAAATAGTATGGAAATTAAGAACTTTACAAAGCTTAAAAGTTTGCTTGGTAAGGAGTTTGTAGGAGAAAAGGTTAAGGAAAAAAGACCGGTTAAATATGTTGTTGAAGATAACTTTAAAAAGGCTTTAATTGCTCTTAAAATGGGTGATTATGAAAGCAAAGCAAGTATTGATGATGTTATTGACTCTGCCGGATGGTGTGAAGGAAATGCGGATAAGAGGGCACTACTTAAAAAGAGCCTAAAGGGTGATTATAAGAAGGATAAAAAAGCGGTTCTTACATCACTTAATCTAAGTGATGAAGAGTGTGATATTGATACAGAGCTATTTCTTATCTACCAGATAAAGAACTTTGAACTTATAAAGGCATTCTTTGATGTTACAAAGCTTGAAGAAATAAGGGAGAGACTTGAAGGAGTAGTTGATGTTTCAGAGTCTATAAGGATTGGATTAAAGGCGGTGTAAGATGGAAGAGAGGAAAGTAACAAGGCTTCAGCTCTCAAAGATTTATGCCTTAGCTAAGAAACATGGAATGGATAATGAACTGCTGCACTCTTATGTAGAGGCACTGATCGGCAAGGACAGCTTAAAGAAACTAAGTTATGAGGAAGCTGAAAGAGTGGCGGACAGCCTTATGGGAAAGGATGTAGTATCTAGGTTTCCCAGACAGGAAGTACTTACAGATAGACAAAAAAGACTGATTATATCTTTGGCTATACAGCTTGGATGGGTGAGGGAAGATAATAAGAACTTGGCGGACTTTGAAAGGCTGAATGGATTTGTAAGAAAACAGTATGACACACTTTATATGAGGGCATTATCAAGAAGTAATGCTTCAAAGTGTATCGAAGCTATGAAAGAAATGGTTGATAGAATAAAGGAGAGTTAAAGAATGGATAATGCTTATAGTGCAGGACAGAAGCTTTTGTGTGGATCTTATACACAATATACACCATCAGGGAAAGCAAACTTTATAAGAATGGGATGCTTTGGTAAGGAACCTAAAATAGGAGCAGTTGTTTATTTTTATGGTAAAACGATGGGCAGAGTTAATCATGTCGGAATTGTTACGCAAGTTAAGAAAAACGGTAATAGGTATGAAATACTCACGGTTGAGGGTAACACCTCAGCCGGGACAGGTTTTAGCAGAAATGGTGGATGTGTTGCAGCGAAGTCATATGAATTTGCACTAAATGAGGTCGGAAATGATAATAGAATAAATGGATTTGGCTATCCACAGTTTGACTCAAATACCTGCACAGTGGAGGAGTTTATAGCTGTTGCAAAGGCTGAAATTGGGTATGTTGAAAAGGATAGTAAAAAGGATCTTGACAACAAGAGTGCAAATGCAGGCAGTAAGAACTTTACAAAGTATGGTGAGTGGTATAAAAATAATGGAGTGTACTGGTGTCAACAATTTGTTTCATGGTGTGCTTACGAAGCATGTAAAACACATAAAAGTAACACAGAAACGGGATGGATTCAAGTTGGGAGTAGGTGGAAGTATGGATTGCATGGTACATTAGTTAAGAATCAGTGGCTTGTAATCGGTGGAAGGTGGTACGCATTTGATGGTGAGGGATTTATGGTAACCGGGTGGTTTTTATCAGAAGGTGGATGGTATTATCTCAATCCTAAAGATGGAGCAATGCTTGCTAATCAATGGATAACAGTAGATGGGAAAAGCTACTACCTATGTGAGACAGGTATAATGGCCACAAGTTGCTATATAATAGGTGATCCTGGAGAAATGTGGTGGGTAGATTCCAATGGAGTTTGCCAAGTTGACGAAGTAGCAAAGTAATAAGTAGGAAGGAGGGCTTTAGATGGAAGAACTTGATATTAGGGCGGAGGACTTATCTGAGAACAATAGGGAGTATGCAAGAGTAATAGGGATAGAAGCTCTCCTAAAGCTTTGTAAAGAATTTGGTGGGACACCTATATACTTGCCAAAGATTGAAGAAATCAGAAGACCGGCACTTTACAGGTTGATAAAAAAAGAGTATCTTGAAACAGACATAAGTATGGGGGCGATTGCAAGAAAGTACGGAGTAAGTGAATCAACGGTATACAGACTTGTGAGAGATGAATCAGGTCGAAAGAATATTCCGGGACAACTAAATATGTTTGATTAAACAAGACGGTATTTTATGGGAACATAGGATACCGTCTTTTTAAGTAGTCATAAAATAATGGCACACCTAAGTATATAGGAAGAAAGTACAAATATATATTAGTACAAGATAAATAAATTTGGAGGTAACAAAATGAAAGAAATAGTTTTAAATGTTTTTACAAGTGTAATGATGGTAATCGTGGTATCGGCATTATGTTCAGGGGTGACATATCTTAGGAAGTATATTGATGGTACTTTGGAGAGACTTAAGAATGATGAGAGATTCAAAGATAATGCATTTGCACAGAACTCTTTTTACTTTGCAGAGAATTTTATAGCCGGGCTTACAAGAACTGCTGTAGCTGCTATGGAGCAGGCTAAGGCGAAGGATCTAAGACAGAAGGTAGCAGAAGGATTAGTTTCAAGAGAAAAATTGCAGGCACTTGCACTGGAAGTAAGGGAAAGTGTAAAGGCACAGCTATCACCTGTAATGATTGAAGAAGTTAATAAGTACATTTTAGATTTAGATTCATACATTGATGATAAGATTGAGGCAAGTGTACTTGATTTAAAAAGAGCTGCTGTAAAGTAGTAATACCGGGAGTGCATGATGGATATAACTTTTATATTAAAAAGTATAACTGATCTGGGACTTCAGGTGGCTCTCATAGCTGTTTTTATCTGGTACTTCTTTAAAAGAGATAAGGACAGAGAAGAATCATTGACTGCTGAAAAAGTAAAGCTACATGAAGATATCAAAGCAAAACAGGATGAAGTTAGAAAAGAACTTGAGCATGCAAAGATTAATGCAAGAGAAAAAGAAGCTTTACTCATGAGTGAAAATGCAAAGCGTGAAGAACTTATCAGAAAAGAGTCTGAAAAGCGAGAGATAATGATAAGAGAAGAGAGCATGCACAGAGAAGAAGTTCTTATGAGACAGATGGACAAGATGAACGATTCACTAAGGGAAATAAGTACATCAATGGTGGGAATAAATAATGCAATGGAGAAACTTGGAAAAAGCGTTGAATCGGTGGATATAA